TTAACATACTATATCTAGTATGTATCAATGAAATATATACTAGAAAGAATTTTCCCGTTTAACGAAATAAAATTACGATACTTGTTTTTTTGTTTTTTGTGTGATATTTTTACCACACCTGAAAAAAAGCTAAAGCGAAAGGCACAAGCGACAAGCGACAAGCGAAAGGCTCAAGCGTAGGCTTCGGAAGGAACAAGCGTCAAGCGGAAGGCACAAGCGTGGGAGTATCTAGAAAACTTACTGAAAAACAAATCATTTTTGTAAAAGAATTAATTACCAATGAAGGTAGAATAACGGCTACTGAGGCAGCACTTCGTGCTGGTTACCCGGAAGCGTCTGCGCGCACCAAAGCATCAGCATTACAAAATCCAAAATATTACCCTTTGGTTGTAGATTACGCTAGACAAATTCGTGAAGAGGTACAAAAGAAATACGACGTCGACATACACAGACATTTCAAAGAACTACAAAAGATTAGAGAGAAAGCCCTGGAAGAAGGATCATACTCAGCAGCAGTACAGGCAGAAGTAGCGAGAGGCAAGGCTGCCGGACTGTACGTAGAACAAAAAATTATTAAACACGGTAAGTTAGATCAACTAACAGAGGGTGAGTTAGATGAAAAAATTGCAGAACTTATGCGTGAAATGAAAATAGTTGATGGAGAGCTGATAGATGATTCTAAGAAGATCGTTTCTTCAAAAGCTCAATCAACCAAGGGTTCTCCCAAAAAACGTTCAAAAGCCAATTAGTAATACTATTGACTACTTGCTCCTCGTGTTTATCATCAGTAAGTGGTCCGCCGTCTTGGTTAAGTGAACTGTTGTATACTATGGCATGAATTATTTCATGCAGCACTGTGTTTATAAGCTGATCGCCTTCAAGTTCTTTTTGTATGTCAATACGACATTCCCTGGAAACATACTCTCCAAAACAATCTGAATTATCTTTAATAAAAGAAGGGTCAACAAAATTAAATCTAATTGTATTCCAACCGACCTTCACTGTCTCCGGCAATACTGCACACGTAGCCGACATAGTTTCTGTCGTCGCTGGTTTTGATTTGGAGGTCTTTTTGTTGAATAATTTGTTCATAAGCTGATTCGCAGTCGTTCGTTAGATATAACTCCGTATGAATTGGAGAGTCAAGATAGAATGTTCCATATACGAACCAGACCGATAATATTAATTTCATATAGCTCCTGTAGAATAAAATTCATGTCTTTCTTTTAAATTTCAATATTTTCATCGTAAAATGTCATATTTGCTTACTACAAATCGACCTTTCTTACTACATAGTTACTACACTCTTTTTCCCTATTTTTAGCCATTTATTAGCTATTTTTAGCAATTGTAGTAATGTAGTAAGCACACTCAAATGATTTTTTCTTTTTACTTTTTTATTTTATATCCCTTATATGTTTCTACACATTCGGCCGTCTCACCATTACAACATTCTGTGACATTTTTGCCACACTTTTGACATTGATAATGACCGTGGACCATTATCCATTCACCCTCAAACATGCACCACGGACAAAGCTCAACCATCAAATCCTCCTTTTTTAGTGCATTATAGCGTTTTTTACGCTCTCTAACCAGCCGCATGTTCCATTTGCGGTGTGCTTCATCAACAGTAAGTCCCGGCCTGACGTATCCTGGCCTCACTTCTTCCTCTTACGCATTCTAGTTTCTTTGCGAATTCCTGCCCATTTAGCATCGGCGCACTTATAACCACAGTATTTCTTCTGCCTTTGGACCTTATGAAAGATCTGGAATTCTTCACCGCAACTTATGCAGACTTTAGTTTCACTGAACATATTATACCTTTCTGTTATAGCACAATATAGTAGCTATTTATTCTTTGTCAACATCTTTTTTTAATTTTTTTAATCTTTCATCTCTTTGCCGGAATGATTCACGCATACTTAGTTCCCACAACTCATTCTCTTTATCCCAGAATTCGTCGAAATTCTCTTCGTGTATCATATATTCTTTGTCAACTATATTTTTAAAATTTTTTTGTCAGACACAACATAAGCACAACCATTGTCATAATATCCAATCGCAACATTCATATTTTTTTGTTGAGGTGTTAATAACTTTAAAAGTTTTTCCTCAGTTAAAGGACGAGAAATGCTGTTTATTGACTTAATATCAAGAAAATGGTAGGTGACGTCATTGTGTATACAACAATCAATCGGGCCAACGGAAGAAACATTCTTTAGACAGTAATATCCTTCCCTCATAACCCGCGCTATGAATAAGTGTTCAACAACGTCACCCTTAAATTTAGTGTTATCACCAAATTTATTTTTCCAGCTGTTACTTTCTTTTATAGTGCCATCCACAACTATACTAATTTTATTCTATTTTTTTGAATAAGATTATAATTGTAAATATCCTCAATCTGCTTTTTATAGTCTGGAACTGACAATTTATCATAAAAGTTATGCCCTTGTTTTAAACGGCGCAAAAACTTCTTATGCTTAAATCTTGGATGATCTAATGCTTGAGCATAGGCTCGTACAAAATTTTTCCTAAAAGCCTGCAGATAGAAAGTTTTTATCTCTTGTAAGGATAAAACTTTAACAATTAAGTCTTCTTTTTCAGCAACAGTCATTTCAAAGATACCCGCTCTAAACGCAACCGGCGGCGTTAATGCAGTTTTACCAGAACTTTTTAAAGAAAATCTAGCATCAGTTGGTCTTAGAACATTCAACAACTCATTAATAGATTTGTTGTAAGTCTTAGACACTTCATTTAGCATAGTGTATGGTCCAGGACCGGCTATAAGCTTTTTTTCAACCTTTCTTTTTTCTTCTGATACGTAATAACAAGCATAATCTTCCATTGACCATCTTTTACTATTTAGGTTCAACGTTTGAACGTCAGCTATTGTTTGTTCAAACACCACTCTAAATATGACAGCTCTACCTGTTTCTCTAAACATTGTATAGCGATGCTGGCCATCAGTGATCTCTCCGTCTACAGTCACATCAATGACTGTATTCAGATCCTTAACTTCGTAGGATTCTTGCAGTTTTTTTACGTGTCTTTGATTTACAGGCCTGTTAGAAGGATTAAAATGAAATCTATCATATTCATATGTTGAATAGATTGTGTCTCCTTTACACTCTGTAAAATCCCAGTCTCCTTCCAAAACAGAAGGGTTAAAGCCCTTTTTTTCCTCAGGTTGAAAACCGTTTGGTTTTAAGTAGTTTTGCCACCTATTATTTTGCCTTTGTTCAGGCTTAGAAAAATAACGCATTTGCTATTCCTCACTTTCTTGCTTGTGTAATTGCACAAATCAATATTAATTTGCGTTGATTCAAATGTAATCATTTTACACAATATCGTCAATAGATAGAGTTCATTTGGAACGATATAAACGCATTTAGTTTTCTATAGTTGTATTTTAACAACACTTAGCTCAAATTACGCTAATTTAAAGGGAATTTTGGTTTATTTTAACGTTCTAGAACTCAATAAACGCACCACCAAACCTGGCAAGAGCTTCAATCCTCTCATTAGCCTTCTGCCAACGTAGTTCTTGCAAAGCTCTAAGCTTGTCGGTCCAGATACGTCGTGCGCCTTGCGATAAGTCTTGTCGCAATAGGTTTTCTACCTTGTCTATCCTCTTGTATAGAGTCTCTTCTTCTGTTCTATCTATCATTGTACTATTATGATTAATCTATATTTTTCTGGTGATCCAACGATTGTGTTAGGAACTAGATCAATCTTTCGTATGTCAAAAGATGTCTGACCGTCAGCAAACCCCATCGGAACAGCTAAAGATACTTTCGCATCAGCGCCCTCAGGGCTCTGACAAAACTTCTCTAACTTGGTTACCAGTTCTTTCGTTGTCCATCGAGTCTTATTTCCAAACAACGGTTTTTTACTTTCACTCATTAATGCCTCCTTCCTTGGCCTCTGTATTTCTTTTTACTAAACTTCTTGTTAGGGCTCTTAGCATGCCTTCCCGGTCGTTTAATTCTTTTCTTGGTGACGTGGTCACTATTATAAAACTTACTGCGTTTAGCCACGACTCTGCTCCTTCAACCATTTCAATATGTCCTCGTCCTTAAAGTATGGCGTATTACCAATTCTTATATGAGGCACGTTAAACTGGCCGCGTTGTCTTTTCTTTCTAATCGTGTCTTGTTCAAAACCACGCTCTATACCATTCTCTCTCATAAAATCTTTAACTCTAGCTATGTGTATATACATCTATTCTTTGTTCCCATGATATACAATTACCTCTGCCGTGCATTCAGGGCACGATAAGTTTGTCATAATCATATGCTGTTCGTCTTCATTCTCTTCCCATTCAGTATCGTGATCGCCTCCCCAAATTAGTTCGTGGCCACAGCTCCAACAATTCATCTACTGACTAACCTCTTGGTCCCCAATAAGCACAGTGTGTATCTCAGATACATTCTTGCGCAATATATCTATCTCGCTTGAGCACCAGTCTGCGTTCAAGTAAAAAGTTTGTTGTATGCATATAGCCGTTAGTAAAATCATAATAATTAATTTAAGTAGTGTGTCCATTATAGTACCCCTCACATCGTTTTAACCATTTGTATTTATAGTCGTCTAACCGTGATCCGTTAATCGTAAACATTTGTAAAGTCATGCCTCGCGATGCCATAAGAATTACGCCTGCTTCCATTTTAGTTTTATACAACGCATCGTGGGCCATCATATACGCTGCGAGCTGAATATAATAGTCTTCAATCCACTCATCTTTTTTAGGTTTATTTGTCTGTTTAAAATCAATAATTGCTGGCTGATCACGCCAAACAGCCGTACAATCAGCCGTCCCTCCGTAGAATGTAGGGTAGAAGAGGGGAACTTCTGTGCCCCAATATTCATCAACGGAGGGCAGACCACACTCAATGATGAGCTTTGCCATACGTTTTCCAATGACTCCGATGTTGGTCATATCATCGTAGCCTATTCCTTGGATATGGCATTCAAGGAATTTGTGCATTGCCGTTCCAACTGCTGCGGCTTGGTTCTTAACCGCTTCTGCCGTCTCTTCGCCAACTCTATTGCGCCACGCCCGTAAACCTTCTTTGTCTTTTTCTGCTTTGGTGGCGGAGATAATAGTTGTAACAGACGGTAAAAGTTTGCCTTCACCTTCGTAGTGACGTTTTCCATTAACTGTTTTACGTTTAACATCTTTATAAGGATATCTTTCTGTAATTAATGAAACGGGTTCTTTAGTCTTTTGCGTGTCCATTTAACTTTAGTGCTTTTGCTTTGTCTTTTGCTAAGTGTTCTATTAGTTTTGCAAGCGAGAATGTAACTCCAAGCTCTGCTGACAAGTGTTCTTTCACTAATTTTAGTTCGTTGTATGCTGCTTTCGATAGAGAAACAGACGAGTATTTTCTGATGTCGGGCATCGTTTTAACCTTTCTTTATATTACATAGTTTATAGAGTAACTTCGCGACCAGTTTCCTGCTCGAAGATTACATTAAGAACTCGTAGCTTATTTTCCAACTGTGTTATTTGTTGTTTAAGCAACTTATTTTCTTCGTGTAACCTTGTAGTTTCAAAGTTATTGCCGAATACAAAATCCGACATAAAATTATCGTCCATATAGATTCCTCCATATTATATTATAATCTACCACAATATATAGTAATCTACTATTGACTGTCAACTAAATATTGATATTATTTAGATAAAAAAGAAAGAGGTATTTATGAGAAAAGAACTACAAAATAGGCGTCCTGCGTTTGCATTTAACATTACAGATTCTGGTGGCACACCGTATAGACTAACAACTTCGTTTGAAAACGAAGAAGTAAAAGAAGTTTGGATCAACGGTGGAGGCAAGGTAGGAACAGAAAAACACGACATATTAACAGAAATAGGGCGCATTATATCCGTTGCATTACAAAACGATGTTTCTTTTGAAGAACTAAAATCTTGTGCAACATATCATTCCGACGGCAGACCCTCCACCATTGTTGGCGAAGTGTTTAACGCAATAGATTTTAAGAAGAAATCTTAATTTTTCTAGGGCGCTGGTGCTCCGGGACCTCACGTTCGAGGTATATGTGCAACAATCCATTTTCATAACTTGCACTACCAACCTTGATAGTTTCAGCTAATTTAAACGATCTTCTAAAGTTGCGCGCGGCTATGCCACGATGCAGGAACTCTGGTTCGTTGTCCTGTTTAGGCACCTCACCACTAATAATGAGCTCGTTATCCTCAACGGATACGTCAATATCCTTCTCGGCAAAACCAGCTACGGCCATGGTGATAGTGTAATTGTTGTCAGATTTTATTATGTTGTATGGTGGATAAGAAGATGCTGTGTCGCCATGCTTGAACATATTGTCAAACATTTTGTCAAATGCGTCAAATCCAACGCTAGAACGTAATAATGGTGATAAGTCAAAAGTCATAATAACCCTCCTTTTAAGCAGTTAATTGTTTGTGTCAGCACTTATCAAGCTACTGATAATTATAATATGGGGTATTATTTATTAATTGTCAAGGTCGTCTTCGGCTTCGGGCTCAAAAGATATGCCCATGCCCATGTCTAACTGCGGATCTGTCTCAAACTCAAATATTAATTGTTCTTTGGTTTTCTCAATGGCGTCAGCTATGTGAAGTGGAATGTAAATTAGTTTACCGTTTTTATATTGTTTAAAACTTTGTCTGCAAAGTCTGCAAAAATATTTATCTGCTTTCATTTGTTTCATAGTTGTTAGTCTGTGACAGCTAGGGCACATTGACACCTCAACTATGTTATCTTTTTTTGTCACTTTGCTTCTCCCCAATTGCTAGCCAATGCATAATCAACAACGCTCGGTACATTTAACTCTACACACTTTTCCATTTTATTTTTTATATTGAGTGCCTGCTTTTTGTTTTCAACTGATATGTTTAATTCGTCATGCACTTGTATATGAGGTATGATACCATCCTCTTCATATAAGTCCACCATTGCTTTCTTTGTTTGGTCCGCTGCAGATCCTTGTATTAACTTGTTTAAAGCTTTGTAAGTGCCGGCACGTTTATAATTACCGTGGCCCAATGCATTGATTGCTTCTTCTTTAGTTTTATAAAAACCTTTCTTGCCAAACTCACGCGGCTCATAGAATGGAAAACGACAATGTCTGCCTAACAATGTCTTAATTTCGCCACGAGCAGATGACTTATCCATCACGTTATATGTAAGCTGTTTAACAAACGGCACTCTGTTTTGGTATATACTTATTATCTCGTCAGCTTCTTCTTTTTCAATACCTAACTCATTCATCAACTTGCCTTTGCCCATGCCGTAGAACAAGCCAAGATTAATCGTCTTAGCTTGACTTCTTGGTATCTGTGCTATCTCTGCAACCATTTTATGAAAGTCAGCTTTGCCCTCCCGGTAGCCGTTGACTATTGTCCGTACATCAAGACCATCTGCATATGCATAATGCACAACCAATCTTGGTTCTTGCTGAGAATAGTCAAACGTTCCCCACTGCATGTTTTCTTCAGGTATAAACAAACTACGAATCATTTTCTTTATATCTTCATTCCTGGCAGGTATCTGCTGTAAGTTAGGATTAGAATAACTAAACCTTCCAGTAACTGTTCCACCATCATCACTTCTCATCTGATGTATTTCAGAATGTATTCTACCTTTGTGTTGGTGGCGAAGTATGGTGTCAATAAATGTTGTATTAGCTTTATTCATCTCTCTTGCTTCTACAATCTTTTGTGCAATCTCATGTTCGTGGTTAAGTAAAAAGTTTTTAGTAAAGCTTGGTGCATTACTCTTTGGTGTTCGTGGGTATGTAATATTTAATTTATCAAATGCTTTTGCAATAGATGCTGCGGCCCATATCTCAATGTCAATACCACATATCTTCTTGATTTCTAACATTAATTGTTTCTCTCGTGCTGCAAGTTGTTTCTTTGCAATGTCAGCTTGGTCCAAGTCAACACGCACTCCATGAGCACGCATGTCAATTAGACATGGCTGTAATCTAGTTTCTAAATCATAAATTTCTTCTAGCTCTTGCTTGTCCATCTCTTCTTTGTTTAACAAATAAAGATCGTACGTTAGCCGTGCATCGTATTCCGCGTACTCTCCAACATGCATAGATGGTAGCTTGTACATTTCTTTTTTAGGATCAACACCAAACTCTTTAGCCGCTCTAATCAACAAGTCTTCATTCTTGGTTTTGCCCAGTTTTTCTTTAGCTAAACTATTTAAAGTGTATGAGTATCTATTCTCATCAATCAATGCACTAGAGATCATAGTGTCATGTATCTTGCCGTTGACCGTTATCCCTAGAGTTCTTAACCACCCTATATCGTACGATGCATTATGAAACACTTTATCACAATCAAGTTTAGCAACACCTTTAAACCATTCTAAAACTTTTTTCTTATCCAAGTTACCGCCGTTATGGCCAATCGGATAATAACCTTCCCAGTCAGCAGTAGCTACAGCAATACCGGTTACATAACCATTGCCGGTTGCCCAACCTGATCCGTGTGTTAACAAGTCTGTATCACACGTCTCCAAATCAATCGCTATTAACTTCTCGTTAGACAAGTCAGGAAAATATTCTTTAGGCGTCCACTCCGTAGGCGCGTTGTATACAAATTTATTCATACTGCTCCTTTAGTTTATTTATAAACCAAATAGCTTTATCTAAATCTTCTATCGGTTTACCTTTGTGTTCATGGCGCCATAAATATTTTATAGCTGAACCTTGACAATAATATTTAAAACCATCACCTTGACATGCTGCAATTGCATCAATGCAACCAATACCGCCTTTGTTGTAATGTGATGGGTAATTCACCGGGTCATGTTTTTTCTTCATAACGCTAACCTAAAATGCATAGTTGTTTGTGGTAGTAGTACATGTAGTTCTTCTTTCGCTCTAGTTGCACCAACATAAAAGACGCGTTGTTCGTCGTCAGAATCTTTCTGATATGAATTGTATGTCTTTATGTTCATGTCCGTTGTTAATAATACGTTATCACATTCGCCACCTTTTGCAGCATGAATTGTTGAAA